TTCTCCCAAACCAAGGTTTTCAAAAACCTTAGCCACCAAATTTGCATCTTTAATTTCTTTCAATGCATTGGCAATTTGTAGGTACTGCTTATGCGGGTTTTTATCAGCCTCATGCGCCATCATCAAACCATCTGCATACTGGCGAACTTCGATTATCGCCGCATCAACATACTGACGCGTTGCAAGCACCACAGACGGATCAACCTTCAGGGTCACTGCGTCTGTACTTGATACAGTGAGAAGCATCCTGATAACCTGAGTACGTCCTGAACCTTCCTCCGTTGTCGCCTTGTACGTCTCCGGGCAGTTAGCAATGGCAATCAAATCACCGTCTGCATCAAACAGCCCAATTTCACGTATCCACCAACCACCGGCAGATTCAGGAATGATCTGCTCTGCAATAATCTGGCTGTCATTGTTTTTATCAACCGACAGTGAATTAAGCTGGGCGCGACGCACCTCGTTAATAAGTTTGGTTTGGGCCTGGTTTGGTGTAGGTGACACACCGCCGCCATCACCCACGGCAAGTGAAGTGATCTCCAGCTTTTCACCCAGCGCCGCCATATTTGATAATTTAGCCGCCCCCAGATGGGTCAGCAGAGCAAAGAATTTAGCCGCCATTTGTTACCTCGATCGTGTCAATAATATGGATTGCACCCCCAGAAAAATAACCGCCGCTCACTTCCACAGCTTCCGGCATATAGGGGTAAATTGTCATCACGTCACCGCCATAGCACCCTGCATGGGCGTAGACCTCCCCTGATACCTGCAAATTAATAGCTAGGCCGGTAAGGTGGCGAGAACAGGGTTTTGCATCAGCAATCAGGCGTTCAAGTTCAAGATAGGTTTCCTCGGTAATGCCTGACTCAGAAACGCCTATTTCTAGCTGAAATGTTCCGGGTACGCCGCCGGTCTGCCACCACTCGATCACCTTTATCAGGAATCCGAATGGCTCAACCACGCGCCGAAGCGCCGCAATAGTTCCCTTTTGGCGATGTACCAACCAGGCTGATTTGACTACCTGGCGTTTTGTTTGCTCTGACCAGCTTTTATCCCAGCGATCAACCGAAAGCGCCCAGGCTAAATACGGCAGGAGAGCAATTGGGCATTTATCGGGATTCCATAGCGTGCGCAGATCTACTGGAATATCCGTTATGCGCTGAGTACACACCTCCGCGCCGCGCATAAAGTCGCTGGCTGAAGGGGGTAACAGGCTTTTACTCATCCGTTCCCCCTCGGGTGATAGTCACTGAAGAACAGCGCGCGGCCTGGGTATCGCTGATCACAACATTAGCGGGCGGTGACTGAATCTCTACACGCTGCACCCCCTGAACATGTAACGCCGCCATGATTGCTGACAATGCAACATCACGACCTATGTTCCCCTGCCCTTCCAGCCACTTTTTCAACGCCTCTTCAGCCGCATCAGCGATGGGCTCTGATTCCGGCCCAGGGTAAAAATAGAGTGTGGCGCTGATGTCATAACTGATAATTTCCGCACTTTGGACAGTCAGCCGGTCACCAACCGGGCGCACGCTCTCATCAGATAAAGCCGCGTTCACGGTAGCGATCAGCTCGGCTGAAGCGGTGCCATCACCTTCAGAAGACAACACCGAAACAATGACCTCCGCAGGCGCAGGGCTTGACGCTTTAGCATCAGCAACCTTTCCAGACGCCCCTTTAGCAAAATGTTCATAAGCGGCGGTTGGCCCCGCTACGCTCAACCCTTCAAATGCCGCCTGTGCGCGTAAACGTAGCTTTGTATCGCTTTCCATTTCAGCATCAGTTGTGTCTGTCGCTTCAGTCACAATAAGGCGTTCTGTGTTGTTATTGGCTGCCAGGTTATCGAGATCAGTTGATGTTGCGTGGCTTAACATACACGCGGCAGCACCGTCATTTATAACCTGCCGTAACATCAATTCTCTGTATGCCATGACTTGAGCAATGACATTCAAAGGCTCTGATTCCAACGCCATTGCTGCCGCAATCGCGCTTTGCTGATCGGCGGGATAAGATGAAATAACTAGCGCCTTCACCTCATCCAAAATGATTTCATAATCCAGTGTTGCGATGACTTCCGGCGGCGGCAGTTCAGATAAATCAATTGTTGCCATTGTCTTACTCCTTCAAACTTATTGAGCCTGTCGCCGCCTGCATGGTTGTTGTAATAAGGCCACCGAGTTCAACACTTACTGCGCCGGACTTTGAGAAATTCACACTCACCTGATTTAAGGCGATCCGTGGCTCCCACTGAGTTAAAGCAATCACCGTGGCGCTCATTAGTTGTAATCGTGTTGTTTCATTCTGTGGCTCATCCAGCAAGTCAGGTAACAAGCTGCCATACGTGCGACGCATCACCCGCGAACCTAACGGCGTCAATAAAACATCTTTCATTGACTGCCAAAGATGATCGCTATCGGAAAGCGTTCCCGTTCCAGCCTGATTCATGCCCGTATATTTCGCTGTCACTTAACCCCCTGCGTCCAACTACCACCGCTTTTAACACCACCATGATCATGATTATCAACCTGGACGCCGTTTGAGGTAAGCGCGCCGCCAGAATGCGTAACGTCGCCAGCCATCTTGCCGCCCTGAGTGAAATCAAACGTTTTCGCGATCAGGTGATTAGTGCATTCAACTTCTGCCGTATCGAGCGTGATTTTCGTTTCTGCCTGAATAGTTGCCGTTTTCATGCCGCTGGCGGTCAGTGCGCTAACCTCCGCGTCATATTCGAATCTGGCCCCATCAGGCGCAGTAATAACCATCTGTTTCAGACTGGCTGACGGAGCATCATTCTCGTTGCTGTATAGACTACCCAGCAAAATTGCGGTTTCCGGGTTGCCGCCCATGCAGCCCAATAACACCTGCTCACCCACTGACGGTGGACACCAAATTTTAAAAGCACCGGCACGGCCTGTTTTCCAGCGAAGCCAGGTTGTTTTTAATTCTCCGCTCTGTACGCGCACGCTTTTACCGTCTTTTGATATTTCCGCGACAATACCCACGCGTAACACGTTTTCCAGGAGTCTCATTATTTCGGCGCTCACCTTCCGGCACTCCCCAGACTGTTAATGACTCCACTACGGATCAACGCCTCATCTGCTTTGGAAATACCCAGCAATACACGGGGCGCATACTTAGCAAAAGCGCCTGGCCCAACCTGTTCACGTAACCCGTACTGATGGACGCGAGCGATACGCGCAGCCATTCCGCTATAACCAACCTCAGCACCTTCAGTTGTCGCTTTCATTTTCATAAAGCGTGATGTACGCAGTTTCACAAACATTGGTACTTTGAGAGTGCGCGCCGCCTGGCCTGCCCGCGTGTTGATCTCGGTGTAACGCTCAATATCTTCTCGGTAGAATGTGCGAACTTCATTCCTATCTTCATCAAATCCGGTAATGGTTCGCCCGTGCTTACCGCGCCCACTGTGCCAATTTTTCAAACGTCGCAACTGCCCTTCCCAGATGAAGGCGATCCCCTGTTGCGTGCGTAGTTTTTTGCGGCGACGCGCAGGGTACTGGCTCCCGTCTGGGTTGCGCTGTGCGCGTATGCGTTGCTGTTGGCTGATGCGTAGCATCTTCCCGACAGTGCGCGCTGTCCGAGCTCGCCCAGCAGGTGATACCCCTGCCAGAATGTCTGCAAAATACTGATCCAGCACATGAACACCTTCAGCACTCATATAGGGTTACTCCAGGTGACATCTTCAATGATCCCGCTCCACTCAGGCGTAAGACGCGGGCGGGGTTCGGCTTTATGCTCTGCCTTCAATGTTCCATCATCATTGCGCGTGACTATTACGCGTTCACTGATAGGTAATTCAAAAAATAAGTCTGCTGTATCGTCGTTGTTGATCGCCGTAGTGAATTTAATATCTTTATTTTTTTCAGGATTCAGCAACAGTTGCGGCTGTTCCTGCCACAGCCAGGCCATCAACGGCAGGGTAAAATCATCCAGATCCCCCGCAAAATTCATCACAAACAGGCATAACGTATAGCTATATACAAAATCAGCCGTATCACCGGATGTCTCAACATGCCCAGATTCAATAAACACGCTAAAGGCTTCAGGATTAGCCTTGCACCACTGGTTTGAACGGGTTAGCGCTTCACGCAGGGAATTTATTTTTAACATGTTGCACCTATCGCCCCAATGCAGCGCAAATGAATACACAAACAACAACCAGGTAAATCAGAGTCCAGACCGGATGGGCGCTGGCATATTCAAAAAAGTTCATATCATTCACTCCCATGATGCTGATGATTTAACCTTCAGTACGCTGATTGCTCGCTTATCTGCGTTGCAGGTATCCAGCGCGTCATGCAGTTGATCGGCATAAATCGCGACCCCTCCCCAGGTGACCGGCGTTTTCAGTACCGGCGCAGGAGTTGGGTTAGTCAGGCTTTGCGGCACTGGCTCGTGAATCAACCGGGTTTGTACTCTTATCTTTTCTGAGCAACCCATTACTGACAGCGATAGGCACAACAGCACCGGCGCATTTATCAGTACGCATCGCCGTGGAAATTTTTTCACGCCTGGTTTCACCTTCACTGTTTCGCTCCTGTTCTGCTTTCCTAACGCCTGCAACCGCTGTCTGTGCATGAGCGGTCAGCGTGCGCATTTCACCGATCACCGCTTCACTTTCATCAAACATGCGCTGCAATTTTTCTTCGTTATCGTCTGCAATGGCGCTCGCGTATCCTCGGTAATAGCCAGAGGCGAAACCACCAATACTGATGGCGATTAACCACAAAAAAGTTTTCATTTGACCTCGAGATCTCTTCGGCACCATGTCTGAAAATCAGCGCGTCTATTTGCTAATCCTAGTGACCGTTTACCAGCACTGTTCACAAAGTCAGTTAGGCGGTCACATACACCGCCCCAATTGTGCGCCTGGGCGTTTTTCCAGAGTGTTGTTCTCTGTTTGCGTTTGTTCTTATCCGTGAACCACATCAAGCCCGTACACCCCACATTGAGCCCGCCATCAACCATGCTTTCGAAGACGGATTGCGGCATTTCTGCCCCGTTAAAATTGCTGTTTATGCAATTTTCAGAATGCTGCATGTCATTGATCCAACGGCGGGCAATCTCAGCATTGCTGTATTCGCGCTTCTGGACATTGCCAGTTGAGCCTATCCCTACAGTCAGCACGCCAGCGGTACAGTAGTAAGGCGTGTTGCGGCAATCCTCCCAGGAGGCTATTTTTTGTTGTGCTTCTGGCGATGTTCGCAATGCATCGGGTGACATCGACACACCCAGCGCGACAACCAGCGCAATCGCACAACGTTTAACAACCGCCTTCATCACCCATCCCCGCTTTGAGTTGCTTTAACTCCAGCCGCTCAACATCAGTTAAATCTCGGCTTTCAGCCAACGTGAGGATCTGCTCAATCAGTGCATTGCGTTTTTCTTGAGCCTTTTCCACGCGGGCGCGGTGTACCCATGCACGCCAACCAGATAAAACCCCCAAAACTAAGCCAGCCATGCCTAACTTTTCATTCCAGGTCATCACGCCAACACCCACACTGATTGATGACGTTATCCAGGTAATCCAGTCATACAGCCGGTGAAATGAATTTAACTCCATAGCTGCACCATCTCCTGTGCGGGCTGAGTGTTGATATCTGGCATCTCCACCGCTTGCCCAGCTTCTAAAAATATTTGACCACTTAGCCCCGGATTCGCTCTTAACACCTGCTCTGTGGCCCCTTTTGTGGTTCCGTAATGACGGTGACAGAGTTGATCCAGCGTATCCCCTTGCAGTGCCTTCACTTTCATCAGCACAACTCCGCATAAATACGCGGCTTGCGCTGAATATCTGAAATACACCACCGAGCATCACGCCAAAGATCATCCCGCTGTAAATCCAGCGCGGCGGCGTCTTTGTCGCCTTTTGGCGTAGTATCGACATCCCTGTAACCCTCAAGCACTAGGGCGCGGGCAATGGCATAAACCGCACGGCGGTAGCGATGCACTTTCACGCTCTCACCGTTCAACTCTACGGCGGGAACGTCCTGCAACGCCTCATAGCCCAGCGCCCATTGATTGGCCTGCCACTCATCAAGCTGTTCGATAACATGACCCACAGCCTCAGTGGTGACGTGCATCAGTCGTGTCGTGGTTACGCCGCCGGTGATACGCGCGGCAAGGCGTAACTCCTTCAACTTGATAACGGGCCAGAATCTCCCCGCCGTGACGGTTTCATTACCATCATCAACATCAGTGACATCACCGCTGATCGGAAACGGGCGCTTTGTTGCTACCAGGCTACTCATGGACGTTCCTTAAAAAACCAGGCGGTGGACACGCGGTGAAAAGACCCGTTATGGGCAGATCTCCGCGCGTGCCGCCTGTCGGACGGGCCGAAGTCGTTAAGATTCTTTTTTTGCTTTTGCTGCTTTAGCGGCTGGCTTTGTCGCTTTGCTCACGGTGCGTGGCTTTTTTGCTGTCGCTTTCTTTGCCGCCGGGGGCGTTGTGCCTGAATCTGGTTGTTCTGTTGCCAGCTTTTTCAGCTCACGCGTGATCGCCTGCATTTCGCGTTTTACACCCGCGTTTGGGTTTAGTTCGGTGGCTCGACGAAACAACTTTAAAGCGTCACCTTTCGTCTCATTGTCGGACGTATTACGGCGTGCAAAGCCGCGCGCCTTGCAGAGTTTGGAAGAGACTTCATCTGGCATATCGCAGCCTTCGACAATCTCAGCCACTTCATCCAGTACGGCGATAAAATCGGACAAATCAGCCCCGGCATCAGTTGTTGCAACATTCAACGCCTGATTGCTGATCTCTTCAGCTAGGAATACAGGGGCGGTGCGTTTGAAATCATCACGCATGGTCAGCCCATGCATCACCACATAACGCCCGATTTTTAGCGCTAATGAATAGTCTTGGCAGTCAATCGCCCACAGCATCATGGTTGTGATCACTTCATCCTGGCGACCGCTGCCCCCTTCCAAAGTGCCATCAATCCAGCCCTGATAATTTGGCAACATATCGCGCTTTATCGCTGCTTTTGATTCGTTGGACTGCACCTGTTTAAGTGACGCCTGATCGAGGCGCAGCCGGTGCAAAATCTGCTCATGCGCAGTCCGTACAACGCCGTGTTGCTCGGCATTTTCTCCGCGTCGATCAGCCATCACTTTTTGAAAGTGTTTTTGCGCTGGGGTAAGCATTGTTTATCTCCGGTTGGCGGGCGCAGTGCGCCCGCGCTATCAGTTATGCGCCTGCGTGTTCTTCAGATTCAGGTTCAGCAGCTTCTTTTTCCGGGGCCGTGGCAAAAGTGATCCCATCGATAAAGGCAACTTTGCCGTAATCTTCAACAACGAATGCATCAGTAGAAGATTGGTAATTTGCTACGCGGTTGTACTGCGGTTCTTCAATAACAGAACGACGCAGAGAGCCCAGAAGGTAGTAAACCGACAGGTTTTTAAGTGACGTGATCAGCACGCAGTCATCTGGCATGTACGGCGCAAAATACACCGGCAAGCCACCAACTTTCTCACTGGAAACAATCAACTGTGCTGCAATCAGTTCACTGTTTGGGTTGGTCTGACTCAGCGCATTTAGCTTAGGGAAATAGCTACTGGTCAGTAGGTCAGCAGACATAATCACGACAAGATCAGGCGCTTTGCGCTGCCAGGGATCTAACAGGGTATTTTTGGCATCAAACACAGCGGCATCTAAATTGCCATAAGTGCCTTTGGCAGTGATTTTGTTATCTTCATCACGTGCGGTCAGCGTGACATTGCTAATGATGCGGTGTGACGCCTCATTACGGATTTGTTGCAGCCAGCCAACACCACAATCTTGTAACAGTGGATTGGCTACACGATCAGACTTTTCGGCATATGACGTACCATTTAAGCCAATCATGATGCGATCAAGGGCAATCTGACGAGCCGTGGACTCACTGATCAGCGTTTGGAAATTTGATTGCATAGACCAGGCATCCAACTGTGAATAACTGATGCTGGAATCATAGTTAGTCTTGCGGCAACGATAGTCGTTAGGCTCTTTTGAATGATTGTCTACCGGGTTACGGCGTGAAGTGCCATCGCTGCTGTTGTTGGTATTGGCAATCGGGCCTTTACTCCCGATCAGGATTTTCTGTCCTTCCTGATTTTTCACCGGGAATACGTTGATTTGTTTTAGAAAATCATCGCTTTCCATTGACGCCTTTTCTAGGCGTTGCTGTACCGCAGGTTCAACGCTGAAGGACTTGGCGACATCGGCTGAGCGAACACCATTTAGATTGGCCTGGCGATCGATATAGCCGTTAAATAGTTCGCGGGTGCTGTTTTCCATGTATTCGATTCTCTTTTAGTTAGAAGTTGGCCTGTTCAACGCCGGAGTTACCACCCTGAGCGGGCTGGCGGTTGAAGGTATTGGCATCCTGTAGCGCCAGCGTTCCCTTCAGGCTTTCCAGATCGCTCGACAGCTTTTGAATGGTCTGAGCGTCTTCAGTGCGCTGGGATGTGAGTTCCACCACCTGATCAATCAATTCAGCCTGGGAGGTCGTCACGCTTTCAACGACTTGGCGCACCTGGCTGAATTGCTCGCTTTCGGTTTTATGGTTTTTGGTCAGAATCCCCATAACGCGGCTAAACCATTGCTTTCCTTCTTCACTGCGCTGTTCCGCCAGTTCGATAACTTCCGCTTCAATAGCATCGGAGAACATCGCGGATTCGCCCTGTTGCTTATTGAACGCTTGCACCTGTTGACGTTGCTGGGCGGCAAATTTAAGTCGCTCAGTTCCCAGGCTTGCTGGGGTATCGGTCATCGCGAGGCCAACAACATACGCCTTACCATTCAGCGCAAATTGCGGATGTAATTCGATACTGGAAAAAACTTTTTTCCCTGCATCAGTTAGCGCTTTCATTTGTGCTGAAGGCTCAATTTCCGCATAGAGCGCCGTGCGCCCAGCTAACGGCCCATCGGTAATATCTTCAGCACTCAGCGCGGTCACGTCGCCCATTGCACCAAAGTCACTGGTTGGATATGGCGAAAGATAATGCTCAACATTGACGCGGGCGCCATAAACGTCCTGGCTGTAGCTCGCCGCGGCATCACGCAGGTGATCAGGTCGGATTTCACGCCCGTCAACGGTTGCACCGGAGACGGCAACACGGAATTTCTTCCGGGTAGGTTTTGTGGTTGCACTCATGTTTGTTCCTGCCGTTTGGTTTCTGTTTTCACATGATGTCAGTTGCTAAGTCATTGTCTCAACGCGTTTTAGTTGTCAGAGAAAGCCCACACCCCAAAGAGCGGGAACGGCTATCGCGCGCGGGTTAATCTCTCCACCGAAACGAGAGGACACCGCATGATTCAGGACGCATTTGTAAGACTGAGGGCAAAGCAGCTTTACTGGCAGGGCTACCCGCCAGCGGAGATCTCACGCCTGATGGGTATCAGTTCAAACACGATTTATTCATGGAAAAAACGTGACGAATGGGATGAAACGCCCGCTATACAGCGCGTCACACAATCTATTGATGCCCGGTTATGTCAATTGACGGCAAAGCCGACAAAAACCGGCGGTGATCTGAAAGAAATGGACGCCCTCACCCGACAGATGAAAAAACTTTCTGACGGGCAACCGGCGGAGCCATTCAGCAAAAAAACGCGGACGCGCAAAAAGAAAAATCATTTTTCAGAAGCGCAAATAACCGCCCTACGGGAAAAGATTCAGGCGTCTCTCGCTTGGCATCAACGCGGCTGGTTTGAGCAACGCGGGCTTCGTAACCGCATGATCCTGAAAAGTCGCCAGGTTGGGGCCACCTGGTACTTTGCCCGCGAAGCGCTGTTGCAGGCATTGCGGGATGATGTAAAGCATGGCTATCAACGAAACCAGATCTTTCTATCAGCATCACGCCGCCAGGCGCACCAGTTCAGAGGCTTCATCCAGAAGATGGCAGAAGAAGTGGACGTTGAACTAAAAGGCGGTGACAAAATTATTTTATCCAACGGTGCTGAATTGCATTTTCTGGGTACTTCAGCCGCCACCGCGCAGAGCTACACCGGCAATCTGTTTTTTGATGAATTTTTCTGGGTGGGTAATTTTGCCAAACTTCGCAAAGTTGCTGGCGCAATGGCAACCCTGAAAGGGCTTACCCGTACCTATTTTTCTACGCCATCCAGTGAAAATCATGAAGCCTATCCATTCTGGACGGGTAAGCGCTGGAATGAGAAGCGCAGCAAATCCAACCGCGTCGAATTCGACACAAGCTGGAAGACGCTTAACAGCGGCGTGTTATGCCCGGATAAAACCTGGCGGCAAATTGTCACGCTTCAGGATGTTATCGATCACGGTTGGGAATTCACCGATTTGGAAGAAATTCAGGAAGAAAACGACCCGGATGAATACGCCAATCTGTACATGTGCGAATTCGTCAAAGAAGGCGATCCTGTTTTCACGCTCAACCAACTACTGACATGCGGCGCGGATGGTTACGACGATTGGCAAGACTGGAAGCCTTACGCATCCCGCCCATTGGGTGATCGAGAGGTCTGGTTAGGTTATGACGCAAACGGCGGTTCAGGTAATGGTGATAGCGGGGCTATCTCAGTCATTGCGCCACCACTGATCACCGGGGGTAAGTTCCGCACGATTGAAACGCGCCAATTACGCGGTATGGAATTTGAAGAGCAGGCCAAAATCATTGAAGAAATGACCTTTAAATATAACGTTCGCCATATCGCTATTGACGGCACGGGGATTGGTGAAGCGGTCTGGCAACTGGTTAAAAAATTCTATCCACCGGCGGTCTGTTTCATCATGTCGCTGTCTTCAAAGCGAACGTTAGTACTCAAAATGCAGCAAGTGATCCGCGCTGGGCGTTGGGAGTATGACCGAAGTGAACAGGCGTTAGTGTCTGCTTTTAATGCGGTAAGAAAGATCACTACGCCAGGCGGTCAAATCACCTATGACACAGATCGCGCACGTGGCATCAGTCATGGCGATTTAGCCTGGGCAACCATGCTTGCCGTTATTAACGAACCAATCGGACGCGAGAACGGCGGCGGCGGCGGTTCCGTAATGGAGTTTTAATGAACACAACAACAAACGAAAGCGGCTTAACAATGCTTACTGATAACAAAGCCGATATTGGCGAAACGATAAAGCGCGATCCGTCCCTCAGCGCCTTCACGTTTGATGGGCCTTACCAGGTCACCGGCGCACATGACCTACTCGATAATATGTACTGTGCGGATAACGGCAGATACTATGAAACCCCTGTTGACTGGTATGGCCTGGCTCGCTCGTTTGGTCAGGCATCGTGGCATCAGTCGGCGCTGTACTTCAAACGCAATGCCCTGGCTGGCTGTTTCATGCCGCACCCACTGTTATCACGCCAAACATTTTCCGCGCTTGCGCTCGATTGGTTTGTATTTGGTAATTTCTATTTGGAAGAACGAAAAAACCGCCTCGGCGGGCGGCTTCCCATGCG